GGCGACGTTAAAGATCGCATTACGAAGATTGAAAGCATGAAGCTCGGCGCGCATGAGGTCACCACCAATCAGCAATCCAATGTCTTGTCCATTACGGCGATCATTGGCACAATCACGGCAATCGCCTTGGTGATCGTCGATTTATTGGTGCGCTGGCATTAAAGGAGGGTCCTAAAATGGCACCTAGAAAAAAACAAAAGTCAGCCAAGAAGAAAACGCCTGTGATCGTTGCTGTTGCGGTTATCCCGGCGAAGCCAGAGAGCAATCTAAAAGTACTGATGCGTAAAGTTCAGGCGGGCATGAAACGATTGGCAGGGTAATATGCTGCTTCTTATTATTCTGATCATCCTTGTTGTTGGCCTTGGCGGCTGGGGATACCACGGTTATTCTGGCGGTGCCTTTTATGGTGGCCCCGGCATCGGCATTGTGGGTATCATCTTGCTTATCGTCCTTATTTATCTCCTTGTTGGGGGCGGTGGGCTACGATTTTAACAAGCACTTCCCATCAGCCTTTGGACTTTTCCTCCCTGGGGGCTGATCACTGGGGCGGCTTTCTCGTATCGTCGCTCCTTCTTTCTTTAAAAACATTCACGCGGCGACGGGCTGACCGGTCGCATCATTTTGCCAGCACATTCACGCGGCGACGGGCTGACCGGTCGCAAAACCTATTGGCAAAAATGGTGCTCTTATGACAGTTAAGCTTGGCTCACTAGAAGCAGACGTCGCGCGTGAAACCGAGGGAGATTGGGTCTCCCTCGATGGCCTCAGCATGGAACTCCTCACTGGCACCCTGAGGCTGCCAGACCTCCCCAATACACAGCTAAAAGTTCGCTCGCTTAATTATCCGCCTTACCAGCTTGCACGTTCACGTGCCGAGCAACGGTTGAAGCGACGTTATGCAGATACGGCGCTCGCCCCGCAAGAAGAACAGGCGGAGGTCTATGGGCCAATCATGGCCGAACACCTGTTGCTTGACTGGCGTGGGTTTGATATACCGTATTCTATGGAAGCCGCGCGTGAAGCATTGTCCAATCCCCGGCACCGCCAGTTGCGCAGTTATTTGATTGCTGCGGCGGCAAAGATTGGCGAGGTCGAAGCACAGTTCTTTGACGATGCAGAAAAAAACTCCGCGCGGCCATCCGCTGGGTAATGACGGATGGCCAGAATGCAAACTGGTTTCTTGAGGTCGCGGAGGAAGAGACGGATGCAGCGCATTTGGCTGAGCTGGCGCAGATGCCTGAAGAGGCTAGGGTTGGCAGTGAGCTGCGTCCTTTATTTGTTGCGTTCAGGCAGCTTTCAACTGAACGCACATTTCGCATGATGATCGCGTCAACCCCCATGGGCGGCACCATTGTTACACATCACCCGGATGCGATTCCGTTTTCAGCGGTTAACGCTTTTGCCCAGCGCTATGAAATCAGCGGTGAAGATTTCTTTGTCTTCTATCGAATGATCGAGATTATGGACGATGAATTCCGTAAGGTAACTGCAGAGCAACAGAGCGCCGCAGATGGCTGACGTTACACGCCTCGCATCACTTGAAGTTGACCTGGACGCTGGTGGATTCGTTTCGGGTTCGGATCAGGTGGCAGCCGCCAATAAGAAGATGGCGGATAGCGCGAAGACGGCTGGCGACGCTCTTGACCAAGGTGGCAAGCAAGCCACCGCGTCGGTCGGCAAATGGGATACACTGCGGCAGAGTGCGAGCTTACTGGGCGCGGCCCACGATGAGGCCGGTAAGCGCATTGCTGATTTTCGAGAGATGTTACGTCTTTCGACAGACGCAGTGACGGGCAATATTGAGGGCATGGCGCGGGCGGGACTCATGCTTTCCAACGCCATGGGCGGGTTATCGGCAGTTGTGCCGGTGGCTGCTTTGGCGGCAGTGAGCGCCGTTCTTTTGACGGCGGTGAACAATGCTGCCGCTGCCGAGCGTGAAATCGCTGCGTTCAATGCGACATTGCGTGCTGTTGGCCCTGGTGCGCAGACGACTGGTGCACAGCTAGAGCAGATTTCACTAGGATTTCAGAAGCTAGGGTTAAGTGCCAAAGAAGCAACGACTCTTGTTCAAGACGCTCTGCGTGGGGGATTAACGGGGGCGGGGGCTCAGCAAGCGGGTACGATTGCGCTGAACCTTTCAGCGGCCTTTGGTGGTGCAGCTGAGGGCTGGGTGAAGCAGATATCAGGGCTCGTGGAGGGTGGATTCCCTGCCGTTCAGAAGCTGAATGATCAGATCCATTTCTTGGATATCACTGAACAAGATAATATCCGTACGATGTTCCAATCGGGGGATGCAGTCGGCGCGGTGACGCGTGCGCTTAATGATTTAGCGAAGCTTTATGGTGGCGATCCGAAAAAGAATTTGAGCGACTTCGATAAGGCAACGCTTTCCCTTACCAATTCATGGCGTGGCTTAACGACTGAGCTTGGCAAGGTTATTGGTATTCCGCTGATCACTACCTTGACAGAGTTCTTGCAGGCGCTGTCTAATCCTCAGACAGTTTCGAATATGGTTGCTCTGGGTTCTAGCTTTGGTCTGGTGTCGAATTTTGGCTACAATCTTGGAACCCAAATTGGTCAATCGCTTACAAAGGGAGGGGGAGGACAGAGCGTCACCGCCCCTATACCATCGACGAATCAGGCCGGTGTGGAAGTTCCAATCCCTTCGACCCAAGCCCTGGTGAATGATACGAAGGCTGTGGAGGATAGAGCAGATGCCCAGAATAACTTGGACAAGATTATCCAAGACTCGACCTATGTCTCGAGCGGCTATGCCCAGAGTTTGCAGGAAGGGATAACACGGGAGAACGAGGTTTCGCTGGCGGCAGACAAAGCGGCGGATGCTCATCATGCACTTGGCACTGCTATCGCTACGCTGATTCAACAGGTCACTTCGTTTGTTGCTGCCGCTGATCAACAGATAGCGGCGATGAACCGTATGGTTGTCTCGAGCGGGCAACTGGCAGATGCAGCGACGAAGGGTGCAGGTGCAGTCCGCGCAGTGCAAGATCAGATGCGGGTTTCGGCAGTCGCCCAGCCCTTCCTTGATAAGCTTACGGAGATCAATACGGCGCTCGGTGGGCAGGTCGACGCAACGCAGAAGGCGAGCTTAGAAGAACAGCGTGCGAATGTTACGCGTCAGATGAACGCAGAAGTCACCGGACAGCAAACGGTGAATCAGAATAACCTGAACCAATCTGCGAACACCTACATTCAAACGACAGAGCGTGCGACACAACGGGAACAGCTTCTTGCTGGGCTTCGTGGCCAAAGCGTTAGCCAGCAAAATGCAGCGAAGGCAGCTTTTGATGCTAACACTCAGGCGATGAACCTTTTCAATGATAAGACCAGCCCAGAGTATCAAGCGTTCTTAACCAAGGTCACGCCGCTGTTGAAACAGCAATATGATGCGCAAGCCCAGGTGACCCAAGCGCATGGGAGGCAGAAGGAAACGGTTGAGCAGCTCCTTGCGGTGACGCAGGCTTATAGCCGTAGTCTTGCGGAAGGATTGGCAGCAGAAGCACAAGCGAAAGCGGCGACCGATAATTCCAGTATGTCGCTAAAGAATAAGACAACGGCGTACCGTGAACTGATTCAACAGTCGGCCACCTATGCCGTAACGTTGGCGAAAGAAACGGCAAAAGATGTGGAAGCTGCCGCGGCTGCAAAAGAAGTCGCTGAAGCATCCAAGCAGGGTCCAGGTGCCGCGGCAGCAGCGAGAAATAAAGCAGCTATTGAAATTGCGAATGCACCGACTCAGGCGCAGATCGCCGCATTGCAGCAAGGTGTTCAAGGGCCACAAACTTCAAGCCAGATCCAGGCTTTGCAAACGATAGCGGCCACAGATGCCGCCGCGAAGATGGCGAAAGCCCAATCTGACTTAGAGGCGAACGCAAATTTGGCCAATTCTTCAATTCAACGTCAGATTGATTTGTTGAAGGTTGAGAATGACCATGCAGGTGACAGCGTCGAGGTTCGAAACCGTGCGATAGGTGATCAGAAATCATTGAATGAATTGATGGAAGCAGGCTTCACAGAAAGTACGCCAGGATTTGCACAGGAGCTTGCAGCGCGAAAAGAAATTAATCAGACCCTCGCCGATCAGATTTCGTTGCAGCAACGTAACAAGGAAGCGCAGCAAGCGGTTAATCAAGTCACATCACAGTTTGTCAGTTTTGGCGAATCGGCTTTCGATACGCTAACGAGCAAGACAGGAACGTGGCATGATAAGCTGATGACAATTCTAGATGACTTTACGAAACTCATCGAAAAGATGCTGATATGGCAACCGCTTGAAGCTGCATTAGAAGGGAAGGGAAATATATACGGTGGCGGCAGCGGTGGTGGATTATTAGGTGGCTTGTTTGGAAGTGCCAGTGGTGCCGTTGCGGGCCAATCTGTCTCGTTCGGTTCTTCCGCCGTTTCCGGTATAGCTGCTGAAGCCTTCCTTGCCGCGGCAAGAGGCGGGGTTGCCGCCAACGGCAACTTCTATAAGTTCGCGGGTGGTAGTATCTTCACTTCGCCAACCTTCTTCGGCATGCCAAGCAATGGTGGCGTCGGCGAGCTGGGCGAGAACGGCCCCGAAGCAATTGTTCCGCTAACTCAGACGTCGCAGGGCTTGGGCATCCGTTCATCCGGTTCAATTCAATCGGCTCCGCAGCACCATTATTACATTGATGCGCGTGAAGCTAATCCAGGTGTTGAAGAGCGGATTGAGAGCGTGATAAAGATGATTTCTGGTGTTAACGCGTCGATCGAGCGTCGTGCGGTGCTAGCGAATGTTCAAGCTCGCTCGAAGAATCCCATGGCCTATCGCCCGCGGTATGGACAATGACCATTATCTATCCTCTTTCTATTCCATCAATCTTAAAGCCAGCGAGCGCCGAGTTTGGTGGACGTGATGCTATCGGCATGACACAATCGCCCTTTAGCTTTGCCCAAGAAATACAGGATTGGGGCGGCGATATGTGGACCGCGAAGCTTTCTTGGCCGATGATCGCTAGTCGTGCGAATGGTGCGCCCTTTACGGCTTTGTTAGCAGCCCTGCGAGGGCGCTTCGCGACTGTGTTGCTAGGTGACCCATTGGGCGCGACACCGCGCGGCGCGATGAATACGACACCCGGCACGCCGGTTGTGAATGGCCTTCATCCCGCTGGCTTTCGTACATTGGCGCTTCGCGGTACGCCGTTGGCGGGTGGTCTCGGTGGGCTACCCGCTGGGACAGTTTGGATTTCAGCCGGTGATTATATACAAGTCGGTGCGGGATCGGGATCGCGTCTTCACATGGCGCTTCTTGACGTACCAGTTGCAATCAACGGTCAAATCACACTCGATATCTGGCCTTCTTTACGGACAAGTTTGAATGATGGAACGCCGATATTGTTAAAGAACTGTGTCGGTACTTTTCGTTTATCGGCCAATGATCGTAAATGGACCGAATCAAAGTTCTTTCGATATGGAATTGAACTTGATTTCATCGAGGCAATCTGATGGGTACTCGTATCATCACGCCAGCGGTTGCTGCGCAAATAGCCGCGCAAGTCAAGCATATCGCTGTTCTTATGGAAGGTAATTTTAAGGATGGTGTTGTCCGATTTTGGACGGGCTATGGAAACATCACCTGGGACAATAAGCTGTGGACTGGATCAGGCACGTTAATTTCTATTGAAACAATTCCTGAGACTATTGAGATCGCGGCGCAAGATGTGGTTATATCTTTAAGCGGTTGCCCACCGGAGGTGATGGCAATTGCTTTGACGCAGGGCGGTCATAATCTTAATTCAACATTGTGGCTGGCCTTTCTTGATGAGAATGCTACGATCATTGCTGATCCAGTGCAATTGTATCGCGGGCTGCTCGACGTGATGGAGATTAGTGAAACGGTGGATGCGCCTATTTTGCGGATCACTTATCAAAATAGGCTGGCTGATATTGAACGCCCACGATTATGGAACTATACAGATTCTGATCAACAAAAACGGTTCCCAGGTGATACAGGGTTCTCGCATATTTCAAACGCATTGAATTGGAGCGGGAAGTGGGGCAGTTAAAACGATTCGAAGATTGGCCTGAACGGTTGGCGAGTTTTATTACCGCGTCACAAGCGCGCCCGTTCGCTTGGGGTTCATGGGACTGTTGTCTTTTTGCTGCAGATGTTGTTGCCGAGATAACTGGGACCGACCTCGCCGCCGATTTACGCGGCACGTATAATGATGAATCGACCGGCTTCGCTGTTTTCAACAGGCACGGAGGCGCGGAGAATATCTTGCGTACACGAATTGGTGAACCGTTGCCAAATGTTGCTTTGGCCCAGCGTGGTGACGTTGCTCTTTTTAAAGGTATTGACGGAATCGTAAGTGTACATCCATCAGGAATGATGGGCGTTGTTATCGGCGGCGATGTTGCAATTTTAACGCCGGATAGAATGGCGACGGTTCCCTTACTTCGCTGTTCGATGGCGTGGCGGGTTTAAATGCCGGTTGCGATTCCCTTTATTGCTGTCGCGGCTGGTGCATTAGCCACAGCGGGGGCGACTGCGGCGGGTGTGGCAGCTATCGCAGCGACCATCATCGGTGTGGTCGTTTCTAGTGCGATCAGCATTGTTGGCAGTATGGTGTTTTCTGGGGGTTCGAAGGACAGTAACACCAGTTCGAGCCTTATGCAGCCTTCTGATCATCCAAGAGACATATCGGTTCGGTCGTCAATCGCGCCGCGTGAAATTGTTATTGGTAAGGTGCGCAAAGGCGGCGTGATTGTTCATGTTTCTGCCAACGGTGCAACGCTCTTTGCTGTTTTCGTTTTGGCTGGTCATCAGGTTCATCGAATCGGCCCGATGTATATCAATGGGCAAATTGCAACCGATGAGAATGGCTCTGGCGTCGGCAAGTACACATGGACAGATGGTTCGCCTCTTATTCATTCATGGAAGAAAACCGGCAATGTGAATGGGCCGTTTTATCCAGGCGACGCGACCTATGGATGGAGCCAGAGCGATCAACTGAATGGATGTGCCGCTATTGTTGTTGCTTTCTCTTGGGAGAAATATAAAGACGCGTCTGGATTTCATCGTGAATTTGATAATACATGGACAGATAATCCATTCTTGAATTTCGACCTCAGTCAATGCACTTGGGATGTTGAAGGATTGGATTTAATCTACGACCCGCGCACAGGTCTCGCGGGTTATACAACCAATGCCGCATTGGTGGTCGCTTGGTATCTGACGGACCCAATCTATGGGCTACACGCAGATTGGACAAATGAGATAGATCAGAATGCGCTGATTCAAGCGGCAAACATTTGTGATGAAAACGTGGCGACACTTGCGCCACCGTTACCTGTTGTTGCTTATCCGGCGAATTACCAGCTTGTCGCTACGAATACGCCAGGAGCTGGCTGGGGATTTTTCACAGGTGATCAGGTTACGCTCTCATCAAGTGGTGCGGTGCCTACGGGGCTTATTGCAGGACAGATTTATTATTGGATCGAGCGTGCATTCACGCCCGCGGTGACAGGAGCCGCGGTCGTTAACCAAGCCATTGCGCCTTCAGGGATGGACTATGCAGCTTACGTAACATGGTGGAACAGCACTCATGGTTTCGGCGGCGGTGGGTTCACGACGATCCTGACCGACATCCTGCTTCAGTCGTTCTTCAATGACTTTGCGGCTTATCAAGCAAACGGCAATCGTGATCCTGCGGCGCTGAATCCTAGTGGTGGTGCGGCAACGACTGATATGTGGACTGGAAGTCTTGCGGCAACCCTGGCGGATGCGCGGGCTGGCAATCCTGTTCCGTTCTTCGATGCCGGTTCCGGCAGCCTCGTTCTACAACGTGCAGCCGAGGCGCGTTATGAAGCAAACGGCGTTGTGTCTTGTGATCAGCCGCCGTCGAGTTTGCTTCCTGCTTTTTTATCGGCACTCGGTGGCAGTGGTGGTCGTGCAATTTATAGCGGGGGCCGATGGGTCATTCGTGCGGCTGCTTATTCGGCACCAGTTGGAAACGCGATTACCTTTAATGATTTGCGCAAGGATGGGTTCAGTATCCTACCTCAGTCAGGGCGGCGTGATTATTGCAACGGTGTCCGTGGCCGCTTTATTAATCCAGCAGCGGCTTGGACAGAGGATGATTACCCGCCTATCTCGAATGATACTCTGGTTGCATTAGATGGTGGCCAGCAAGCATGGCTGCAACTTAATCTTCCGTTCGAGATTTCGTCATCTCGCGCCCAGCGGATTGCATCGATTGAGCTGCTACGTTCGCGGCTTGAAACGCAAATCCCGCAATTGCCGTTGAAATTAAGTGCACTCGGTAACCGCGTCGGCGACACTGTAACGTTGACCATTCCGCGTTATGGCTGGACGAATGTAATTTTCGAGGTGATTGGTTGGGCACTTGCCCGTGAAGCAGATGATAGTGGCGCGTCCATTCTTGGCGTTGATCTATCTCTTCGCCAGACTGATCCGTTGATTTATAGTTGGTCGGCGGCACAAGCGGCGAACGTTCCGATGACGCCACCGTCGGACCTGCCTGATCCAATTCAGGTTCTTGTTCCAGGCGTTCCAACGGTCGTTGAATCAATCTTTGTTTCTTCGGATGGGACCGGCGCGCGATCAAAGGTGACGATTACCGTTGCACGGAATGATCCTTACGCCATCGATTACCAATTTGGGTATCTGGCCAACAGTCTTAAGTCTTCCACGGGCATTAGCGTCGTTGGCCAGACACTTCCCGTGACGTTGGGCATATGGATTGATTTACCAACGACCATCGCTCAATCGGGTGACCCAACGGTCAGTATCGATTTGAATGATGTGCCCGCGGGAATTTACGATTTCCGTGCCCGCTGCATCAACCGCTTCGGCAATTCCTCTTCTTATTCATTGCTCGAAAACTTCAACATTCTGGCACTTTCAGCGCCGCCTGTTGATGTGACCGGATTCTCGGTGACGCCCATCGCGGGCTTTGCCTACACCACCTGGGATTTAGCGCCCGATCTTGATGTTCGCTTCGGCGGGTTCATTCTTATCCGGTTCTCACCCTCGCTTTTTAGTGCCACATGGATGAATGCCTCCGATTGGGGGCCGCATATCGATGGCAATCAGACTCATGCTACGTTGCCGTTATCCCAGGGCACGTATATGGCGAAGTATGTTGATTCGACAGGGCAAGAAAGCAACACGGCTGCATCTGTTTCTGTTCAAGCGCCTGACTTGATCAGTTACGCGGGTGGTGTCGAGACTGATACAGAAAGCCCGACCTTCGGGGGCATTAAAACCGGATGCTTTGTTGATGTTGGCCTCTTGAAGATGGTTGGCACGGGGTTGTGGGATGATATTCCGAATTTTGACGCTGTTGTTGATTTGGACCTGCTTGGTGGCATTGTCAGTCATGCTGAATATGATTTTGCTGCGGGTATTGATGTAGGCGCGCCGCTTGCGTGTCGGATACTGACCCAAGTGGATATCGAGGGGGTTGCCTTCGGCGATTTGTTCGATTCGCGGCTTCAAAACGTTGATGATTGGATCAACTTTGATGGTATCGTCGATGTGTCCTCTATTAGTGCCCAAATGTATTATCGCTCAACCTTTGATGATCCGTTGGTCGCGCCGCGTTGGTCGAACTGGAGTCCAATCCTTGGGCTTGCGGATGTCGCAGGTCAAGCGTTTGAATTCAAACTCACCATGGACACGTCCGATACGGCGTACGGTGTTTGGGTTCGTTCCTTAACGGCGAGCGTGTATCAAACCGACATTGCGGTCTTGCCGCCACCGTTGCCACCTGATCCAACCGTGCTTCCTCAAGCAGGGATTTTCTTTCCGGTTCAGGTTGAAATGCCGGTCATGGTTACGCATGGCGGTGCACCTTCTGTGCGGGATTTGGCACTTGCGCTTGGCGTTGATGCACCTGTCTTGTCATTTAACAATCGGCCATCCGTTGGTGTTCCAGATCGAGCGGATGTGGTTTCAGTTCAACCGCTTCCGGTGGCGACGGCTCATAGCCAGAAATCGATTGCGCCAGTTGATCGTACCAATATCGTGTCGGCGCAGCCTTATCCGGTTCCTGTCGCCCACGTTGTATTTGGCCCCTTGAATGAAGCGATGGTGGTGCCTGTGGAAAAACCGATCCTTATTTATCACGCTCATGTTTCTGTGAGCAACGTGGCGAACGTGACCAACGCGCCATCTCCTGGTATCACGGGTGGTGTTCAAACGACCTGGGACCCTGCCAACAAATTCTCTATCAATTTGTCGAATGGCAACCTCACGGCGACATTCTCCGGTGGTTCGTTTGCGAATTGCGGCGTCCGCAGCACAACCTCACGCGCCTCGGGCCGGGTCTATTTCGAGATTCATGCTGATTCCAAAACGGACGGGACATGGTATGACCTTGGATTTGGCAACAGCCTTTGGAACCTCAATCAAGCTGTTTCCATCGCCGCTGATCCCAATGCTATCTGCTATCGAGGTGTGGGTGACTTTGCCGCCAACAATGCACAGGTCGTCACGGGACTGCCGACCTTTGGCAATGGAGATGTCATAAGCTTTGCGGTCGACATCGATAATCGCGTGTTCTGGGCGGCGAAGAATGGCTCCTGGGTGAATGGTTCACCGGGCATTAACGGTGGCACGCCGTACAGCTTCACAGGGGCGATCTTTGCTGGCTTCGCCGCCTTTAGTACCGGCGACGCAGTTACGGCCAATTTCGGAGCGTCTGCTTTTGCGTTCGCGCCACCAGCGACGTTCACGGGCTGGGATGCATCGGCTGTTCCGGCCGTCGCTTGGAGCGCGGTCGATAAAGCGGCAGGTATCACATTGAGCAACGGCAACCTGACGGCCACGGCTACAAGCGGCGCGACGATTCAAGGCGTTCGCAGTTCAACCTCTGTTGCAAGCGGCAAGTTCTATTTCGAGATCACCAACAACGCGACTTCCGGCCCCTGGGGTACGGGCATCTCCAACAGCCGGTGGTCTGTAACCACGAATCTCGGGAGTGACTTGAACGGTTTCAGCATCGGCCAAGATAGCAGCGCTTACATCAATGGCGTTCAGATTAAAGCGGGTGGCGGTCCTTACATCGATCCCGGTCATACAGTCGGCGTGGCGATTGACTTCGGCGTTAAACAATTCTGGTTCCGGATTGATAACGGCGCTTGGGTTACAGCGGACCCTGCCGTTGGCGCTGGCCTCAGTTTCGCTTCGCTGGCGGCTGGCCCCTATTTTGTTTCTTGGGCGGATAACGTCCCTGGCGGCGTCACCGTGAACCTCGGCGCGAGTGCCTTTGTTGGTACAGCCCCCACCGGGTTCTTAGCGTGGAATGGCAGCGTGCCAGCGGGCGGCGGCGGGGGTGGCACGGGCACGCGTCCGGCTGCTATCGCGGCTTATCCAACTTGGACACAAAAAGCGAACTGGGACTTCGGTACGAATACAGGCAACAACATTAAGAAGCTCTCAGACTTGGTCGCTGCCGGTTGGCACGCGAGTGATGGTGCATTCAACGTCAACAGTGAAGTTCAAACCTTCCCGCAATCTGATTCCCAGCTTACGGACACCAATCCCTGCTTTCAGCCGCAAGCGGATTATTGCGATATTGTGGCCGTGTGGAATGGTGGACCGCTCGTTGGCGGTGCGGCGAACGGCAATTGCCAATCGCTTCAGATTCAATACCCCGTCGATTTGAATCTCGGCATGCGCGTGGCCGGATATTATGAAGGCACCTTTAAATGCTATAAGGTGTCCGGTCTCTGGCCAGCTTGGTGGACAACGAGCCACACCATCGGCAGCTTGAATTATTTTGATACGCCATGGGGTCCTGAAATCGACATTCTCGAAATGGAGCCGGGTGATCAAACGACTTCCTTTGGTGCGGGTACGCTCCATGCGGCGAACAACAGTTCCAACAACTGCTTCCTCGGTGGCGCACCCGCAATTAATGCTCCGCCCGCAACAGCCTTCGAGCCGCATACGCGCGTGTTCCTTGACTTCTCGGGCTTCGGCAACATTGAGTCGTTCTTGGTCAACGGTTTCATCGATTCGGCGAGCGGCTTCCACCGTTGGGGTTGCCTGATCGAGCCTAACTTCAATATCACTATCTATATCGATGATGTGAAGATCGGGACCTACTTCTCAACCCAGTATTGCCATGATGACGGAACGCCGGTGGCCGTGAACCTTCTCATCGATCTAGCGATGGGCGGTTTCGGTGGGCCGATTGATACGAACAACTTCGGTGGTGTCAACAATGCTGGCCCAACCAACCTGATGCGTTTCGCTGTTAAGAAAATCCAAATTTGGGGTCCATAGATGTCTCAATCAGTTGACGCCTTTACGCCTGTAAACGGCCCCGGTGCTTCGGTTCGTGCCGAGATCGCCGCCGATCTTCAGGCATTGAATTCTTGCAACTCAGGGCCGAATGCACCCCCATCTCCTGTTCCTGGGATGTTCTGGGTTGATACCGCGAACAAACTTGTCAAGCAGCGCGATTCAACAAACTCAATCTGGGTTGTTAGAGGTGCGCTTGATGGTGATGTGCAAACAGATATAGCGAGCGCCAGCACGACAGATATCGGTTCTGTCGGTTCTTGGCTTGTTAACGTCACCGGAAGCAACACAATCAATTTATTTGGTGCATCGGCTTCTGTTACGCGTCCTTTCTACTATGTGCGATTTTCAGGAACTTTAACGATTGCAAATTCAGGGAGTATCTTTCTTCCTGGCGGCGGAAACATTACCACGACACCGGGCGACTATGCGTTGATGCAGTATCTTGGTTCAGGTACTTGGCGGATGATCGCCTACTACCAGATTGCGGCATCGTCGCTTGCCGGTCTTCAACCACACGGCCAATGCCAACTTCGATGGGCGAGTGCGACCCAAGCCAGCCTTATTGCGGTTGATGGAAACTGCCTCCGTATTAATGGAAGGACCTGTACGATCCCGCCCGCTGGCGGTGTTCTTATGACCGCCCCCGGTCTCGCGGCGCGCAGCCAATATTATGTTTATGCCGCTGACACAAACGGCGATGGTGTTGTTGATACGCTTGAATGCTCGACAACCTCTCCGAATGCCGATACGAGTGTTGGAAATATCGGCATTATGAGCAAAGGAACTGATCGGAGTCGGACCTTAGTTGGCCTGGTTTATACGAGCCAGAGCGGGACGTTTTTAAATAGCACGGCTGATGCAGATGGTTCAATCATTGCCAGTGTCGGCAGCTACTTTAACCGTCGCACGATGACGGTCCAAGTTGCTATCTCTGCGGCAACGGGGTCTACAGCATATGTCCCGGTGTCGGCAGGTGTGATCATTCCTGCTTACGATTCTACAACGCTCGGGTCAACGGGTGTGATCGCGAACAATGGAGCAGCCCCGGATACCTTCGTTACAGCGATCTTTTTTGATGGCCTCGGTGCGGTTTCTAGTTCGGATTCGATGAACCAAGGTTACCAAGGGCCAATCGCCGTTTACACCGTGCTTAACATCAACAACATAGCGGGTGCACACCACACCTATCGCTTCCACGGGCTGTCGAGTGCTGGCGATCTTGGTACGTGGAGTGGATTCGGATATGTCACTTCGAGGTACTAATTCATGGCCGTTCTGGTAATTGGACCAACCTTTCCGATCGAATTGCTGGCAGCAGGGCTTCCGCTGAATGGAATCAGTTGGGACCCGGTCAGTGGGGTTCTTTTCTTCAATGATGATTATGACTCGGATATGCAAGATCGTGCGCGCGCGGTTTTTAGTACGCATGATCCCACTGCCGAAACA